TGAATTATCAGAAATTGGATATGCAACGTTTTATAAATGCACAAAACTAAGTTCGGTGACAATACCAAAAAGTGTAACTAAAATTGGAGAAAATGCATTCCAAGAATGTGAGAATCTAACTTCAGTAGAATTTGAAAAAGACTCTGAATTATCAGAAATTGGAGATGCAACGTTTGTTGGTTGCACAAAACTAAGTTCAGTGAAAATACCAAAAAGTGTAACTAAAATTGGAGAATACGCATTCTTGGAATGTGAGAATCTAGAAAATGTACATTTTGAAAAAGACTCTGAATTATCAGAAATCGGAGATGCAACGTTTTATAAATGCATAAAACTAAGTAACATAGATCTATCAAATCCAAGAAATTTAAAAAAAGTTGGACAAGCTGCATTTGAAAGTTGTTCAAACTTAATAAAAGCATCGTTACCAAATTCATTCAATCTTGAAAATTTTTTATTTAGAGATTGTACAAATTTAAAAAAAGTTGAACTTGTTTCTAAAGATTCATCAAATTTGTATAGTGTTGGCGATGGTGTATTTTATAATTGTGTATCATTAATAAATATTCAAATATTTGAAGAAGACAACATATTTTTATCAAAAATAGTAGAACTTGGTTCTAATTCATTTGAAAATTGTAGAAGTCTAAAATCTATAACAATACCACATTCTGTAACTGAAATTCCATATGGTTCATTTAAAGATTGCGTCAATTTAACTACTATAAAATTAAATACCGAACTAGTAATATTAGGTGAAAGCTCGTTTTCTGGATGTGAAAGTTTAGAAAGTATTGAAATACCAATAAAGTGTACAAACATTCAACCTTTTGCATTTTATAAGTGTAAAAAATTAAAAAATATAATAAATCTTCTTCACCAAAATACTACAATAATTTATGAATCGGTATTTGATGGTTGTATTAATTTAAATAGTATAATAATTCCAGAAACAGTAACTACTATTGGAAAAAAAGCATTTAATAATACTGGATTAAGTCAAATACAAATACCAACAAATGTTCTAAATATTGAAAATGAGGCGTTTAGTAATTGTTTAAATCTAACAAAAGTTGAATTTAAAAAAGATAGTAAATTAAAAAAAATTGGAGATGGTTCATTCATTAATTCTGGATTAAATTCTATAAAAATACCAATAAGTGTAACTAATATTGGAGTAGAATCATTCAAAAGTTGCAATGATCTAACTTCAGTAACATTTGAAGAAAACTCTAATTTAACAGAAATTGGAGATTCAGCATTTTCATTAAGTACAAAATTAAAAAAAATAAAATTACCTAAAAATATAAAAAAAATTGGAGAAAAGTCATTATCTGAAATTAGAGAATTATATTTTGAAAAATTTAAAAATATATGGGAATGTATTGAAAATATAAATAACATAAACAATTCCGGTTATTATAATACACGAGGAAAGAGAAAGATCTATAAAAATTTACAAAATATCGGTGGAAATATAAGTGGTTTACATATTTTTATAGACGATATTAACTGTTCGATAGATTTTATAAAAAATAAAGAAGAAAACAGAGTAACTATTTATTTTGATACATCTTCTATTAATAGTATTAGCAATTTGGATAGAAATAATCTAAAGGAAATTGCAATAAATATATTATCACAAATAGATGGTGACAGAATAATAAAACCAAGTGTAGTAAGTTTTAACAAAGATTATTTAACATTAGATAAGTTATTAAGTAAAGAAAAATTACCTCCAAGACCTAGCTTATTTATAAGATCTCACGTTGTTGGAAATGAAGAAGGAAAACGTCATGATGTGATACCTCCTATCATAACAAGAAAACGTAGTATTAAAGATGTCGGAGGATACAACTCATCAAAAGAAGAAAGACAAAGAAAAAGAAAAAGAATAAGAAAATTTGATGGTATTCTAAAAACTAAAATAAACTCCTCTAAAAAAATTGCTAAACAAAAGACCCAAATAAAGTCTATGAGAAAGTCTACAAGAAAGTCTATGAGAAAGTCTATGAGAAAGTCTACAAGAAAGTCTATGAGAAAGTCTATAAGAAAGTCTATAAGAAAGTCTACAAGAAAGTCTATGAGAAAGTCTATAAGAAAGTCTATAAGAAAGTCTACGAGAAAGTCTATGAGAAAGTCTATAAGAAAGTCTATAAGAAAGTCTATAAGAAAGTCTATAAGAAAGTCTACAAGAAAGTTTATGAAAAATAAATAATATATTTAAAAATAAAAACAAAAATTATATAATATATAATAAAAAATGGATTATTTGACAAAACCAGTTGCTTATTTAGATACAAATGATTTCGATGATAATGGAAATATTATAAATCCAATGATACCTAAAGATAAGCCAATATTTATAATGTTACAAGGAAATTTTTGTGGTTATTGTAAGATGGCTAAGCCTGATTTTCAAAAATTTGCAGAAAATACTGAACTATTCTTTTGTGCAACTATTCAAGCAGATAGTAAAAATCCTAATGTAATAAATCTACAACCTAAAATGGATAAAATTTATCCTAATCTAGTTGGGTTTCCTAGTTATATTATATTATATCAAGATAAAAAAATAATTTATAGTGGAGGGCGAAGTTATAATGATTTGAAAAATTTTGAAAATGAATTTCCAGCGTATTTAAAATCTATTAGTACATAATACATATATATTATTTTATATTATTTCGTAATATAAAAAAATAAAGAAGTTTCACTAATATATTTTTATTACTTTTTTTTATAAAAAACAAATTAAAAATTTATTTACAATGTAATAAAAAATAAGTAAGATGAATGTATTTTTTAATAACAAAGAAATTATGGTTACCGCATTTGATACTGAAAAATCAATAAAAAGTAAAATTGCTATTGAATTAAACACATTACCTAAATATTTATATTTTCCAACAGGTTTTCCTAAACCATTGAATAATAATCAGAGATATATAGTTGAAGATTTATTAGAAACGATAAAAAAATTTGTATCAATGGAAACATCAGAGGCATCTAATGTAAATTTTTTCTTAAATTTCTACAATAATATAATTCCTAAATTTTCAATGAAAATTAATACGATATCAGATATAATTACACCATTTATTATATACAATGTAAATTATATAAGAAATATGAATGAATTTATTGAAAATGGTACAATGGATTTTATCGATGCAATTATAGAACCGCTTTGTAGAGATTTGAATATTTTAGGAATATCTTATTCTAAAGATGAATTGTTAGAAAAACTAAAAGAATATGAAAAAAATATAAAAAAATTTGAAAAAAATATAAAAGATAACTTGACTAAAGATATTAAAAATAATGAGTCATCTAATATTCTATCAACTTTAAATGGTGTTAAACATACGGAATTTAAAATGGAAGAAAATATAATTGAGCTAAAACTTAATATACCATTAAACTTTTCAGTACTTGATGTTTTTAATTTTATAGAATTAAATAATCATGTTCAATTTGCATCTTGTAACGGATTTTATAAAATATTTGGTGATTTTATCGCACCAGAACATTGGATAATCAATAATAACAACGAAGAAATCACTTTGTATATTTTGAAAACTAAAAGGGTTAAAAGAAAGAATAGAGAGGAATCTAGTAGTGAAGAAGAACCCGAAGTTGAAGATAAAAAAAAAAGAGAAGAAGAGGAAGAAGAAGAAGAAGAAGAAGAAGAAGAAGAAGAAGAAAAAGAAGAAAGTGAATATGAAGAAAAGATTAGGAAAAGAAAAGAAAAAGAATACGATTCATCTTTTGTAAAAGTTGTAATAACAAAAGAGTTCAATATAATTTTTGATTTTAATATAAATCAAATATCGAAGGAGGATTTGTTTAATGATTTTTTTAATTTATTTCCAAAATATCAGATTGACATTATTTCAGAAAAATGTTCATTGATTCGTGGATTTTTTGATTTTCCAAATAAAAATTTAAATAGAACTATATTTTGTGACTTAGTACTAACAAATCCAATTTTTGGTAATTTTATAACAATAGATGAGAGTAAAGGAATTCCTATTTCTAAAACAACTCTTCGTTTTTTTCATGAAAGTACAGGAGAAATAACTGCAAGTTTACTAGAACAAAAGAGTGATAAATATAAAAATGTTGATGAAGATGATGATGATGATGAATATTTTTCAAAAAATTCTTATATAAAAGTTCATATAACCAAATGTTTAAATATTGAAAGTGTGAAAAATTTTCAGTATATACTTAGTCGCTTGATGGAAAAATATTATTTAGAATATAACAATGTAAGTCAAGTTTACAGAATATATATAACAAATTTTGAAGAAGTGACTAAAAAGAAAAAGAAAAAAGAAGTTGATGAAGAATCAAGGATTTTATTAAATCCAAAAGCAAAAGATTTGGAAAAATTAGAACCAGACATTTTCTTGAGAGGTAAATATATTAGAAAATGTCAACAATATCCTGAAAATATTGACAAAGATTATGAAAAATATCAAGAACATTTAAAATCAGGAAAACCATTGAATCCAAATAATTTATATAAAAAATCATTGGATGAAAAAAGTGATATATTAATTTTTCCAAAGAAAGAAATGAATGGTTTCAAGCCAAGAAGATATATTTGTAATACGGATAGAAATATTAAATCTGGAAAAATTTTTCCAGGAATGATGAAAAATAGTTTGAAGAATAAGAAACTTTTTAATTACTTACCATGTTGTTATAAAATTTCTCAAAATAAAAAGGATAAAATAAAATCTAATTTATTTAAATTTGATAGCGAAGAAGAAGAAGAAGATGATGAAAGTGTTGATGAAAATGAGTATGAAAGTGAGGAAGAAGAAGATAAAGAAGAAACAGATAAGAGTTTTGTTGAAAATAAAACTCTTGATAATATTAAAAATGAATTAGTAAAGCAATATCAGCAGGATAAGATAAAAACAAATAAATTTGTAAAAGAATTATGCAGTGGAATTTTACCACCTAAACTAAATCTTCTGTTTGATAATTTACAGAATGATATTAAATATACATTTTATAGATTTGGAGTCAAAAAAAGTCCGAATAGTTTTATTGATTGCATACAAACCATTCATCTTTTATCTGAGAAAGATAATAATTTTTGGGTTTTTACTGAGGATTTAAGATTTAAAATTTTATCGGAAATGGCAGTTTTATCAAAACAAGAAAATTTCGAAGATAGTTTAAAAAGTATAAAAGATGATATTAAAAAAGTTGATACATATTTCAATCCTTTAAAATACGTAAGATTATTAGAAGAATATTATAATTATAATATCTTTATTTTTGTGAGAGATGAATATAATGAAGAATTTTTACTAACTCCTTCTTGTAAAGAAGGATATTATAAAAAAGAAAATAAGAATCGCAAATGTGTTTTTATTTATTCACACTTTGGTAGTGAAAGTGATGCAGCTGAATATCCACAATGTGAAATAATAGCTTTATCAAATAATAAAGTTGCTAATGATATACAGTGTGAATTTGATTATGATTCTGAAATTTCTCAAAAAATAATTCAAATGTTCAATAAACTTGATAATATAAAATATATAACTGATGATAACTATGAAAAACTAATGTCCCTGAATATTGATTCTCAATTCATTGATAATAAGGGAAAAACTCGAGCTATAAATGTTCAACACAATGGTATAAAATTTTCAGTTATTTTAAAAAATCCGATAATGCCTTTGAATATTAAAATTGAAGACAAATTATATTCAATATTGGATGATGGATATTTAGAAGAAATTGTCACTAATTATTTAAAAATGACGACTGTAAAACAAATATTTTTGAATGAGGATAGTAATAATTCATCAGAAATACAAGGTAAATTTGGAAATATAGATATAATACTTTTGTATAACAACAACGGTGTTAATAGAAATTTACGTTTTACAAAAAAGGTAAGAGGAGAATTGTCCTTAACATATAATAATAATTCAGAAGAAAGTCAAATTAGTTTATTTAAATTCAATAAAAAACTAGCAAGATATCTAACCGAATATTTTATTTGGTTATATTCAATATTTGTAGATGAAAAAATAATTGAAAATCCGAGAAGTAATATTGAGAATGTGGATCAAAAACTATTGGAAGAATTTCTAAGTAAATATATAATCGTTGATGAGCGTTTTTCATATAAAAAGTTAAAAAACTTTTTTTCATTGGACAATGAAGATATATTTAGAAACAGAAAAATGGTTATAAATTCAGAAGAAGTTTTGAAGAGACTTTTGTATATATTAAGACTAGAAATAACACGTAATTTTCAGAATATATTAAAATACAAAGACTATACTTTTTTACAGTACTATTATTTAGATCCAGAAGATTTTGAATATTTTCCAAATCAAGTTGTTTTACATGATAAAGAAAAGACTCTAAAATGGTTAAAAGAAAAGTCTGATTCTATTGATACAAATAAATATATGTTGTATGAAACAATAGAGCCAAGTTTCGTACAACCTTATTTTTTTAAAAATAAAAATATCGATGATGACAGAATTTTTATAGCTCAAAACACAAATAGTTTTGAAAAGGCAATAAAAATTGCTATTGATTGGATGGTAAAAAAATTTAATCCTGGTTATTATATTGATATTAATGAAGATAATTTTGAGTATTTTGATTGTAAATTATTTTCTTATGAAAATCCAACTACAATAAAAAATTATTTTGTAAATGTAAATAAAGAAAATTCCTATGATATTAAAATTATTGGGTATAAAATAGGTGATGAAAATTATTTTACTACTCTTCTAAAATCTTAAAAGAGTAATTATTTTTTGAAAAATATTTATTTTCTTTAAATAAAGATATTAAAAATGCCACCAAAATCAATCAAAGTTGGATATGAAATTAATCCAGCAACTGGAAGACAAAGAAAATCGTGTCGTCAAGATCAAGTGAGAGATCCTCAAACTGGAAGATGTAAAAAAATTGGACCTAAAAAATCATCTCCTCGTAGGAAATCAATTAAAGTTGGTTATGAAATTAATCCAGCAACTGGAAGACAAATAAAATCCTGTCGTCAAGATCAAGTAAGAGATCCTCAAACAGGAAGATGTAAAAAAATTAGACCTAAAAAATCATCTCCTAAAAAGAAGAAATCTTCAAGAAAAATTCAAATGGAAGAATGTCCAGTTTGTTTAGAAGATACACATAAAGTTACTTTACCATGTAATCATCCTCTTTGTATGAACTGTATAAAACAAATCAAGCGTCAAACTAGAAATAATAATCCTCCATGCCCTTTATGTAGAACACGTGTAATAAAGTTAGTTAATAAGAGATCATCCAAGAGATCACCAAAGAGATCACCAAAGAGATCACCAAAGAGATCACCTAAGAGATCACCAAAGAGATCACCAAAGAGATCACCTAAGAGATCACCAAAGAGATCACCAAAGAGATCACCTAAGAGATCATCACCACAACAACGAAGTTTGGAAGAATGTTGTGTGTGTTATGAACAGACACAATGTAAACTTCCTCTTTGTAATCATGCACTTTGTAGAAATTGTTTTAATGGAATGTTGCAAAGTGGTCGAACACTTGCATGCCCTATGTGTAGAGGTCGTTTTACAAGTCAAGAATACCGACTTTATAATTATCGTAATTGGAAACATTTGTCTTAATTATTTTTATATAAAACTCTCTCAATTAGTTTTATATATAAACACGCTTTTTTTTTAATTATATTTACCTATAACATGAGGGTAAGTTTCAACTGGTAAGCTATAAACTTCTCTAACATGTCCATCTCTGACGAAACAATCCCATAAATGTTTCATTTGGGGTAAATTCACATCATCAAATATTATAAACCCATGTTTTTTAGATAAATAAAGTGTGTTATAAAAATCACAGTTAGCATCATTTATTTCATGACTTCCATCAATATGAATTAAATCATAGAACTTATCAGGATTTTCTCTTTTAAAATCTGGTAAAGTTTTCTTAGAATCACCTTGATATAAATTTATTCTACCCGGAAAAGTTTTTGATAAATAATCGAAACATAAATTTGTATATGAATGCTCGCATATATCAAAACAATCTATTTTATTCTCAGGATTTGATAACAAAAATAATAAGCATGAATGTCCTGCATTAAAACCTATTTCAAGAATTCTACTACAATTTTTACCGAGACTAAATAAATTTATTCCCTTATTATTTCCCGATATTTTATCGAAAGTTCTGTGATAAAAAAAACAATTTCCTTCTAATTCTTCCCCCGTACTTTTTACAATATTCAAAAGAGCATCAAATAAATAGCTATACTTTTCGATTATTTCTAAATATTCTTTTTCAGATACATATTCAATTGGATGTTCAAGTAAACCTTTTCGTTCATTTTCTTTATCGACTCTTAATTTTTCATCCATGTCTCGGCGGATAGGCCCGGCTAGCCACTCCATCCTTGCATTATAGGTTTTATCCGTATCAATATCCATTCTATCAGGACAATGATCACGTAAAAGGTATTCAAGTAATTGATGTCTAACTCCAGCGAAGTGTAGTACGAAATGACCTGGAAAATAATTAAACCAATAACTATTCATTTCAACAGGATCAGTAACTTGAATTTTTTCCTTACAATTTAAACTATTTTTATCAAGTAGATTTATAAAAGAACCCTGTTCCCAATTTAAATATCTTTCATTTGGATCAGAATTAGGATCGTATTCGTTATCATAAACTTTTTGAAGAAATTCTTTAGAAAATTCGGTATTTTTTATTATCAAAACACCTGTATTCGGCATTCTCCAATCAGAACCACAAATTATATCTACATTATTATATTTTTCAATTAAACTTTCAATCTTGATTTCATTATTCATGATATAAATATCTGCATCAATCCATACTAAATAATCATAATCAGATAAATACTTAAGTAATAAAAGTAGTTTACTCCAAGGTATTGGTTTATCTTTATTATATATAGATTCATCTTCTATTAGAGTGTATCCATGTTTTTCACAGTAAATTTTCTTGTTTTGTAGTGTGTATCTAGTATATTGCTTGTAAGTTTCACCAATACTTAATGTACAAACTCCAATTTTAAGATTTTTTTCCATTTTTACAATTTGAAAAATATATCTATAAATGGATTTAAAAAAAATATTTTATATTTTTCCAAAAAAATAAAATAATGAAAATTCTCATTTTTTCAGCAATAGGTGATAACAATAAAAAATCGTGGTTATCAACTGAAACTAATGCTGATTTTGTTCTTGCTTATTATGGAAAATCGGATACAAAATTCAAAGATCTAAAAACAAAATCTTTATATTGTTTTAGATCTAAAGGTGTCAAATTTCAATTGCTTTGGTCATGGTGGATTCACAATGTTGAGAAAACAAAAGAATATGATGTAGTTGGGGTTATTGATGATGATTTACAATGGAATTCTATTCAAATGAATAATTTTATTAAAAATTTAATTATATATTCTACAAATAATCCTAACGCGGTGGTATTTTCGCCGAGTCATCATAAAGATGGAAAAATTACAAGACCGCATATGAAACAACAGATTTCAAATAATAGTGGTACTAGAGAAGTTGACGGAATTGAAATGACATGGCCGTTTTTCCAAAGAGATTTTTTGGATAGCTATCTTATGAATGAATATGAAATTTCTTTGCAAGGTTATGGAGAAGGCAGATTGTATTCTGAAAAAGCTATAAAAGAAAATAAAAAATTAGTTATTTTTGATAATTTCTCTAGTATAAATCCAACAGATCATCAAAAAGGAATAAAAATAAATGAAATGAAAGGAAAATATCCTTTCTATGCTCAAATTTTTGAATTAATAATGAGCTCAAAAAAAATAAATTAGATTTTCATTCTCGAACTTATAATATAAGAATAATCAATAATTTTATCAATATCGATACTTGAAAAATCCTCAAAAGATATATCATCTTTTCTATTAATAAGCATTTCAATCAATAAAGATTTATATTCGTTCTTTTTTGAGTAATCTAAATCATCCTCTTCTATTAAAATTTGAGAAAATTCATCGATTACTAATTTACTCAAATTTTTCTTATTACTACTACTAGAAGATGAATTCGTGATAAGATGATTAGGAATTGTTTGTGTAGGGATCGACTTCATCCAATTTTCAACTTTTTCTTTATTAGCTTTTGAAAATATCCAGCCCGGACCGACTTTTAAATTCGAATTAAATTTACCACCTAATTCTTTTAGTATATCTTTAAAATTCTTTGTTTCACCAAAAACTACAAATGATTTTTCAGTGTAATCTTCAATATTCATTTTTTTATATATAAAATAATACTTTTTTAAACTATATTTATAATTATATCATTGGTACAAATCATGCCATTCAATTAGTTCTTTAATCATATCAATAAATATTTCCAATTTGTTTAGGTTTAGGTGATTTTGAAAAATACTTACACAAAGTTCTCTGTTACCCTTCCTAGTTAAACAAACTTTCTTTTGATTCTTAGTGCGATTCATCAATTCACTTCTTATTGTCCAGAATTCATTATTCCAATATGAATCGTTCTCCTCATCTTTATTTTTATTTTTTGATAACTGGTTGTCATTGTCATCTTCATCACAATTTTCTTTCTCTGAAAGAAATTTGAGCTTAGCTAGTTCAAGCTCCTTGAGGCAATAAAAAATGAATTTGTCATCAGAGTCTAGTTCATTCATATAAAGAAAATTCAGAATTTCAAATGAATTATCTATCCTTTCTCTAAATAGACTGGGACTAAAATACATCAAACATAACTTCGCAAAACACGAATTGAATTTTGATGCTCCGTCGTGTTTTTTTACGTCATCACCGAATGAAACTTTTTTCTTTTTGTAAGAAAAATGATCATCTAAAATTTGGACTTGGTTCATTTTCTAAAAAATAATTTAGAAGAATTAAAAAACAAATATTTTTTTCTTAAAAAAAATCAATTTTTTATAACAAAGGGAATTTTGTTATAAAAAATATTATTTTTTACATAAATGAAAATGTTTGACTAACCAATACAGTATCATCATAGCAATCATTTTGAACAAAAGTAGAAAATATATTGAATTTTGAGTTATTGAAATATTAGACGTGATTATTTCATCAACTTTCGGTAAAGACAAAATTACAAATAAAATTCCTACAAAGAAAGGTTCATATGCTTCATCTGTTATTTTCTTTATTGATGATTTTTTTTCTTTGAATAGAGAATCAAGTAGTATTAGTTCTTTTTCAGTAGGTTGAGATTTATCAGTAGGTAAATGTGAAATTACATCATAAGTTAAAAGTTCGCCATATTTTATTTCGTCGATATTCATATTTTGTAAAAAAAAACTATTATTTTAAGTTAGAATTTTTTTACTTTATTTTTTTTAGTTACTAAGTAAAATATCCTTGAAAAAAAAATATTTATATTTAAAAATAGGAAAATATAAAAAAAATGCCACTTTCTTTAAAAAAACTTGAAGATTTACTAGCATCCAAAGGATTTATATGTAAATCATATTTTAAATTAGAAGAATTTTGTATCTATATTGAAGTTTTCAGTGTGCAAGATGCAACTAGTTTTATGTTATATGTATCAGGTAGATATGAACTTAAGGCTGAAAACAGAGATAATATTTATGAATTAAAATATATGGAAATGACCAAAGAGGAAGAAAATATAACTTCCAACTACGCGAATGAACCTGATGATGTTGATATTGAAGAATTTTACAACAATATTAATATTAATTTACATAATTACAATAAACAAAATACTGATTTAGAAAAAATGCTTTTAGAAGATTATAATAAACAGCTCAGTATAAAGGATATAAATAAGGAAGATAAACAGAATTTAAAGGATATTTTTAGACAATTGAATCGATTTATGTATTGTGTTCAAAATATAAAGTATAAATTATCTATTTTTTATAAAAATTATTTATGTTCTATTACAAAAGATGATGAATTGGATTGTTTTTTGATTATCAACTATCCAAGGAATGACGATAGAAAATTGTATATCTATCTAGATTTGAAAACATTATATATAAAGATGGATACTTTTTCAACTGATATTAGAACTGTAAAGGATGGAATTTACAAATTATTAAATCAAAATCAAATCAAACATACAAAAGTTTTAAATGATATGCTTGAACAAAAAATTGCGATACTTCAATATTCAGAAGTAGTTCAACAAAAAAAAGAAAATATTCAACTTTACATTTCTCAATTTGAAACCCTATTGACAAATCTAAACGCAAATGAAAAAAGTATAATTGAAAAACTTGAAAAAGTAAGAACGCAATATTCAGATTATGGTATTAAAGGGCTACATGATGATATTGAAAAATCACATCTTACTGCACACTATGAATCTGAATTAGAAAAAATAAATAATGTAAAACAGGAAATTATAGGGAATATTGTCAAACTAAAAATTCAGCAAGAAAATATAACTTTGAAAATGGATAAAATTTTATTTGACAATTCAATAATGATAAATGAAATTTCTAAAAATTTTTTAAAACTTGCCGAAATTATCTCCTAAAAAAACTATATAGGAAAACGCGTTGTATATATAACAACCAATATATTATACGATATTTTTTTTTATATATTTTTTATAGTTAAAAAAAATGATTTTTTTTACATTTTTTTTGATATTGAATTCAACTTGTTTTTTAAAAACTTTTAAATAGTTTTTTTGTAACAAACAGAAAAAAATGTCAATTGTCTTTATGTTGGAATGTTTTTTATTGAAAAAACAAATCAATTCGAATATTGAAAATTTTAAAAATTTTTCATATTCAATAATAGAATGCGATTCTGATTCCGATATTGAAAACACGGATGAAAGCAGAAACGGATATTCATCTTCTAATATAGATGATGAAAGTTACGATGATTCAAATATTGTTATGAATTCAGACAATGAAGAATCTGAAGATGATAATGATGTTGTAACTGAAAATGAAAAATCTGAAGATGATGATGTTTTGATTGTTAGAAGAAAAAAAAATCAAAACAACTATATTTCTATAATTTTGAAGTTTTTTGAAAATAACGAAGTTATTACTAAATGGAAAGATTTATATGACTTTGTTGATAATGAACTATCTGGAAAAAGCAATATTTGTCCATACACAAATAGACCAATTTCAAGACAAGTTTTTGAGGGCAGACTGCGGTCTTGTGTTGAAGAACATTCTTCTGATAGTAGACAACATTACTTTAGAAACGGACTTTTACAACCAGAAGGATGGAGAAAAAATTTTTTTCATAATCGAAGATTAAGAATACTTAATGAACAAGTAAACTGGCGTCCTTATAATAACGTAAGAGGTGATGGTTGGCGTTTAGGACCTGGTTCAAATAGACCAGATGACGATGTATTAAAAAGTGCAGAAGAACTTTATAGAATTAAAGGACGACGACGTGGAGTTCCAATTATAAATGATGATGTAATATATAAATCATTGTATGTAAACTAAGAATGACTTTTAGATTTTGTAGTATTTTTAAGGCATAAATAAATTTTTTTTTTCAAAAAGCTTTTGTGGACAAATAATTTTTCTGTTCTAACATCCACCGAACCTCTACCTGATAAACTTGAATGTTTTTTACTTGATGAAATCATTATAAAATCTTTTGGAGCATTATATTCACTTATAAACACAACATTGTTTTTACTCCATTCTCTCATAGTTTTCCAAAATAATTTGTGATCGAAATCGATTGATGTTGAATATCCGGTTGTTTTTTCATATGGCGGATCACAATAAATCAATTTATTTTTGGGTTTATATTTTAAATAATTTTTTAGAAAGAGATTGGTTTCCATGAATGTTTCATTTTTTCTTAATGAATCATAGTATTTTTTTCTTTCTTTTGGATAATTTCTTTCACCTACAATATTTGTATAACCACCAAATTCTTTACCATTGTAACTATAACAAAATGCAGCAAAAGCTTTTTTCACTCGATTTTTAATTGAATTATCATTCTTCAGCTGATTGTATTCTTTTTCTGAAATTTTCGGATATTTTTTATTTGTATTTTGAACAAAATTCAATAACTGAATTAGTAAATCATTACTATCGCTTGCGGTATAACTTTTTTTATTTTCAACTCTCCTTAAAATATGACCATATCCCACAAACGGTTCTAAATAATCAAAATTATCGAAACATTTGTTGTTTAAAATATCTATTATATGATTGTATTTTTTTGATTTACCACCTATGTAAGCCATTTTTTTATTAAATAAAAAGAATATATTATAAAAAGACAAAAAAAATATATTATATGTTATTTAAAAATGTGTTTGTATACTATTATTAAAAAATGAATAAAAAAAGAAAATATGATCATGACGATGATATTGAAGAAGAATATTCTTTTTATAAAAAAAAACAAAAAATGTATAATGATGAATACGAAGATAAAATAAATGTCTTATTTTTCAAAAATAAACAACTTGAATATGAATTAAATATATTGAAAGAAAATTATGAAAACTTGATCAAACAAATGGATAATCTAAAAAATAAAATTTATTATTATAATAACATACCAGATTATATATCATGATTTCTATATGTAAATTGTGTAAAAATTGACTGGAAATAAAAAAAAATAGAAAAAAATATTTTTTTATTTTGTTTTATAATAAATCAGTATGTTGTTCAACTTTTCACATGATTTACTAATGTTATTGAATATTATTTTAGCAGCTGTTCATATATTACTATCACTAATAATATTATGTTTACTTGTATCCAAAGTATCATTACCAAATTTTGTACTACCACTATTTTTGGTAATTTCAATTATAGCTTGTATTCTAATTTTGTTATATTCAATCGACTGTAAAAATATGAAGACAGTTATGTAATCCTAATTTATTCTTTACTTAAAATAATATTATTTTTCAACAATAATATTATTAAATTTTTTATTTTTATAATAAAATTCTAAGTTTTTCAGCTTTATGATTATAGACCCATATCTCATATTCATAACCATCATTTTTTGCTTTGTCTTGTTTGTAACTCATGAAATTTTCTTGTAATTTCAATGTCCATTCAGACTTGACTTCAATACATTTATTTTGAGATTTTATATATATATCAACATAGTGACGTCTTTTTTTATTTTCACCATCTAAATACCATATTACAGGAACATTAGTGCTACCTGTTACAATATCATCTTCCTTTATTCCTTCTTCTAATAATTCTTTCAAAGCAAAAGCCTCATATCCTTGTATTTCAATTTTCTTTCCTGATGGTAATATAAATTCTTTGAAAGAAGTCATTTTAGTCATTGCTTTACTAAATATTTCTTCGTTTTGTAATGCAAAACGAACTCCATATCTTTCTAAACATGTATTTTGCATTTTTAATCTTATTTCTTCGTTCTGTGCAGGAACCATTACTCCATATCTTTCTAAACATGTATTTTGTATTTTTATTCTTATTTCTTTATTTTGTGATATACAATAAACTCCATACTTTTCAAGACAAGCATTTTTTATTTTTTGTTGTATTTCATAACTTAAAAAAGGATTTTCTACTCCATATCTTTCAAGACAAGTATTTTTTATTTTTTGTTGTATTTCATAACTTAAAAAAGGATTTTCTACTCCATATCTTTCAAGACAAGTATTTTTTATTTTTTGTTGTATTTCATAACTTAAAAAAGGATTTTCTACTCCATATCTTACAAGACAAGTATTTTTTATTTTTTGTTGTATTTCATAACTTAAAAAAGGATTTTCTACTCCATATCTTTCAAGACAAGTATTTTTTATTTTTTGTTGTATTTCATAACTTGAAAAAGGATTTTCTACTCCATATCTTACAAGACAAGTATTTTTTATTTTTTGTTGTATTTCATAACTTGAAAAAGGATTTTCTACTCCATATCTTTCAAGACAAGTATTTTTTATTTTTTGTTGTATTTCATAACTTAAAATAGCTGTCGTAACTCCATATCTTTCAAGACAAGTATTTTTTATTTTTTCGTATCCACATTCTTTACAAGATATTCCATTTTTCACATCATTTATTCTTACTAAATATTCTCTATTACATTTACATATCAATTTCATAGGTGAATTCATATTTTTATAAATTTCATTAAATTCAATTTCATTCATTAGTAATTTCATATTTTTACTTTCAACAATTTCTACTACTTCTTTGTATATTTTTTTTCTATTATTTCCACAATCTTGACATTTACGACCTTGTCTTACATTAGTATAGTGTAATTCTTTTTTTTCATTACAAACACACATAACTGGTATTTTTTGATTACATCCTATAAAATTGTCATTAAATTCTTTTTCATTCCATAAAAGTTTCATGCCATTTTCAGTAAATATTTGATTTACTTTTTCATATTGTAAAAGTCTTGTTTTAGGAATAACACAGTGTTTACATTTTGTTCCGGTTTTTATATTAGTTAAAGTTTTAAACGATTCTTTTTCACAATTACAACATATTACAGGTATTGGTTTTGTCATACCAATAAATTTTTCATCATATTCACTTTCATTCCATTTTAATTTGAAACTATTTTTCGTTGATATTTCTAATGCTGTTTTAAAACTTGTTCTATTTTTTTTCTGTAGATCACGATTTCTTTCATCTGCACATTCTCTACACGTACTTCCGTTTCTAATATTTACTATTGTCATTTCTTTTTTTCTTGAACATGAACAAATTATAGAAATTTTTGTTTTTATACCTTGGTATTTTTTTCCAAATTCTTCCTCATTCCAAATAAGTTTCATTGAGTTTTTTTCTATTATATCTTTAGCTTTTGAAAAATCAATTGTTCTACTGCTCATATTTTTGTAATTTTGAAATTTATTAGAATTTTCAAAATTTAAATCAATTTTTTTTATTTTTATCAACTATCATTTCTACTTAATTATTGATAAAATTTGTGGTGCAACTGGAATCTTGACCCATACCGCTATATGCCGATAGAATATTGAAGTAGCCACCGCAATTTTTACCGGCTTGTCCGTGTGTCAAAGCATCAGTGTTAATAGGAGGATAGTTAGGAACTTTGTAGGAAGGAACATATTCACTTTCAGGTCCGGTAAATCCTTCAGTAGTTACTGGAGTGGCAGCTACAGGGGCAGCTACAGGGGCAGCTACAGGAGTCGATGAACCTTTCCCTTTGTTGTAAGTATAATCGGCAGTTGTTGGTTGAGGTGTGGCTGCAACTTCAGCCAAAGAACATTTATTATATCTAACTAGTCTAGCATAATGACATGCTGGTCCATTTACAGATCCGTAGTATGATGAATTCATTTTTTATTGATAGTCAAGAGAAAAAGATTTTTTTATTTTTTAATTTTTTATTTAAAAAAATAATATATTTGTTTTATTTATAATTTATCTAAATTATTTTTTCTCTACACATGTGACAATTTTCTAATCTCGGAAAACATGACTTACACACTGCATGTTCGCATTTTTTTAAAATTACAATTTCATCTTTTTTATAAGGCTCAAAACATATATTACATGTTTTTTTAAGTTCAATCAACATTTCTATATATTCGTTTTTAAGATGAGATGAAGTCTCCTTGACTTCGTCAAAGGAATCAGATGCTGCAATACAAGGTGTAAAACCTATTCTTCTTCTTATCGTTACAAAAGGTTGCGGGCTTTCAAAAGTTCTAATTGGACTGGTAACTCGAAATCTGTTAACAAGTGAGATACAACGTCTGTAGGTAAATAGAACGTTTTCTATAAACAACCCATTTCTAGAAACTCTATTATAATCAGCACCGTTCAATATCAAATGCTCGCATATTGGTTTATGTGAACGGTAGTGAGCAATCAAAAGAGGTGTCATGCCATTATTATCAGGTATATCAATATATGTTGAGTAATTTTGTCGCCGAGTAAGAAACATTTTGACAAAAAAAATCAATCCTCTTTCACATGCCGTGAAAAATGCTGTTTCTCCTTTGAAATTCTTTATAGTTACAGATGCATTTGCAATATTTAATAGTGCACTTACAACATCGCTCTTTTTGTATCTTATGGCAGTGTGTAGTAAAGTATCACCGTTGTTACCAATAATATAATCCGGATCAATATTTCCTCGTCTTATGTTACTAATGATAACATTTACACGATTTTCTCTTATAAATCTGGATATATTTCTTTCTGTTGTAATTCTCATATCTGCTTCGCTTCTAATATCCATCATATTCTTCAAAAGAACTTTGTCTAAATTTCGGAAAAAAATATAAAAAAATCATTTTTTTTTATATCAAAATTATTTAATCTTTTCATAATAAAAGAAAATATGTCATTTTTTTATAACTATTTTAGTAAATTTTTATTTCAACAACCAAATATGGAGAATATTGATGAAAGTAAAAATAATAATACCGTCGTTGATGATGAAATTTATATTATTAAGCATTTAGTTAGTCTAAATGATCTTAAATCTGTCCATTTAACTCCTGTTAAAGACATAGTTCCAAATCCTTCAAGAAATATGCCGCCTTTATTCGATAAGATTGACTTAAGAAATTTAAATAAAGCGCAATTGACACAAATTTTAAATGTAAAACTTAAACATGTTCCTTTAGAAGAACAAAAAAGAGAATATCAACCTAGACATCCTGTTTTACGAGAATTATTGGACAAATTTAGATATACTAATAATAATTAGTCTGTATATGATTTTTTATATTTAAAAAAATTCCATCTAATCATATCTTCATTGGATTCTGAATGTTTCCATGCTTTGAATGCACTTTTCTTTCCAATATCAAAATGTTCAGATGTTTGAATACATGTTACAGTAATAAGAGCATATCTTGTATAGTCATAAAATAAATTATTGATTCTATTTTTAATGTTATTTTTTGTTAAATTAAACAATTCTACAACGTATGTAACATTTTCTGAATATTTTTTAGTATCAATGCAATATTTAAAAAAATATATGTAGCTATCAATAAAATTTTTATTTATATCAATCGCTTTTGAAAAGGATTTTAAAATAAAATCCTTATCTTTATTCACCGATATTGCACATTTTCCAATACAAGTATAAATTTCTTCTAGTCTCATATTATCAAAATTATTTTCTTCTATTTCATTATTTTCCTGTTCAGATGCATTTATGAAATTTTCTAGAGCATTTTCATAATCTTCAATATCCATGTAAGATTGTCCTAAATAATAATAATTTCTAAAATTTTTAGCGGCGTTCTTTAGTAAAATAATATCATTATAAATTCTTGATTTAGAACTTTCCCCATATTTTGTTCTATTTTGAAATAAAATAAATGCATCACCTAAATATATAGTTTCACTTAAATCTTTATTAGCAAAAGTTTCATGTACTGGATAAGCTAAATTATATCTACAATTTGACCTATTTCTAATCAAGCGTACATCATTATGATGATGTATTGAATTATTTAAAGACCATTCTTTTTTTACAATTCCAAATTTAAATTTATCATCCACATTATTATTAAAAATATATTTAAGTTGTTCAAGATTGTAATTTGATTTAAATTCATCCCCAGCGTCCATTAATATTATAAATTTAGATTCAAAAGTTTCTGCGAATTCAATTGCTTCATTTCTACTTTCAGGAAATCCTTTAAAAATAGATTGTTTAAAAACAAATTTATTACCACTGACTTTTTTAGCGATTTCAATAGTGTTATCTGTACTTCCAGTGTCAAATAATATAACTTTTGATACATAGTCACGAACACTTTTTATCGTAATTTCTATACTTAAAGATTCATTTTTGACCATAAGTAATACATTAAACATATTTTCAGAAATTATTTTATCTCTAAATAATATTTTTTTTAAATATATTATATATTATATTAAATAAAAAATGCAAAATAAAGAAAAAAATCCTTTTAATCCAAAGAATATATGTTGTAACAACAAAGTACCTACTAATTTTAATACACCATTTTACGAAACAAAAATGGCATCAAATATTGTGAATGATGAATATGGTAATATAAAAGATATTTCTTATAGCTCCATGAGACAAAATTATACTGAAAGAATGAAACATATTATGGGAGATACTACTAATGATGTTGGTTTAAGTACTGGTGGTGGTGAATATGTAGTTCCAATTTATAAACATCGATTTGAAGAGTTTTATCGTCCAAATTGTTTCGATTTTGGTTACCAAACACTCAAAAATGCTTACTGGAAAGAAAATGAAGGGCAATGTAAAATACACTACGAAGATTACTAAAAAAAAATAATTAAAAAAATATATAAATAAATGAATACTATTATCGATAAAGATATAAATGAAATAATTCCTCATTTATTCATATCCAACTGGTTTACAAGTAATAATTTAAATTTATTGAAAGAATTAAATATAAACGCGGTTATAACCGTGGAGAAATCAAAAAAACCTTTACAAGTTTTAGACTACTATGAAAAAAATAATATAGAATTTTTACAAATACCAATCGATGATTTTATAAATGAAAATATAGATAAGTTTTTTGATACAAGCTACGATTTCATAGATAAAAATATATCTCAAGGAAAAAATGTTTTAGTTCATTGTTTTGCAGGTATAAGCAGAAGTTCAGCAATTATAATAAATTACATGATAAAAAATTTCTATAAAACATCATTTGATTCCACTATAAAAGAACCAAATGATGTTTTGAATTATATTTTAAAATATGTTCAAACAAAAAGAAATATTGTGAATCCTAATAGTGGATTTATGAAACAATTACTTATAAAAGCAACTGAATATAAAAATAATAATATATTTCGAAAAGAAGAATTATTTGAATTTTTTATAGGAGTATTTTAAAAAATTGATTTTTTTTTATTAGTTTTATATTAAAAATACAAACAAATATTTAAGAATGTCTTGTTGGTGCGATGAAGATTATTGTGAACATTTAATGAATCGTTACGACAAAAGAGGTTTTAGAAAAGACTGTACTCTTCATAAAAATGGCACGTATTTTGGATATGATGGATATGATAAACACGGATTAGATCAGAGGAATTTTTGTAAAAATGGATTTTTCTTTATGCAAAAAGGAGAATTATACGATTTTGAGGGTTATGATAAGGATGGATTAGACAAATACGGATTAGACAAAGACGGATTTGACAAAGACGGATTCGACAAATACGGATTTGACAAATACGGATGGAACAAGGTTTATATTCATAAAAACGGCACTGAGTATGGTGACGACGGGTATAATTACTTTGGTTACAACAAGGATGGATACGACAATCAAGGCAATTATAATGGAATAAAATACGACGAAGAGGGTTACGACGGTGCTGGTTTTAATGAAAAAGGAATACACAGAAACGGTACGAGATTCGATGATAATGGTTTTGATGTCGATGATGTTGATGAGGGTGGTTATACACGATCTGGCGAGTGTTCATATTGTTGCAATTATAAATGTTCTTGTTTAGACTAACTAAATACAAGTATATTTTTTCGTTAATGCACTTAATATATATATTATTATTTATTTTTCAAAAAAAATTGATTTTTTTTTTATTTAATTGAAAGTATTTTTGGCCGTCTGCCAATCGTTGATCGCGAATTAAAAAAATGTATCTGTCTTAATGTCTGAGACTAGAAATAAAAGACTTGGTGGACAATGCGAATGGTCATAAACTACCATTCTACCCTGACGAAGTTTGTCATTTTCGAAGTCAAAGGTAATAAAAGAAAATGTCTGTGAGAAGTGGTCACAGTATAAAAATACGAAACTACTATTTAGACGTTGTCGTTTAATTGTTATATGTTTTAATTTATATTTTTTCAAAAATATATATTACTACTTTGAAATTTTTTTACCTAAGTATTTATTATTACTTCATAAATATAGAATAGTCTCTTATTGTTCCTCCAATTTCATCATACACTTCTTTTCTCGAATTAAAATGTTTTTCTAAAATTTTATTCTCATCAATTAAATCAAATACTATTGGCTCAACATCAGGTCTTCTTAAGACTCTTCCTAATGCTTGAACAAAATAAGATTCTAAGTCTGATGATATTATCAGACAATCTAACTTTGAAAAATCAAAGCCGGTTGATGCTTTTGATGTTGTGGCTACCAGTATTCTACATTCTCTATCGAATTCTTGTTGAGAACCAAGTAAACTAGCTACGTTTTCTTTATCTTCAACAAGTCTATTATATAAATATTTACCTTGCTCAACCCTTTTAGTTAAAATTAGAATATTTCTATCATTGAATTTTTTACATATCGAAATTATTATTTCATTTCTTTCAATATTATTACACTGCTCATCCAATATAGATCCCCAATTTATTTTTCCATCTTCAGTCAGTGCCATTTTTATAGTAATTCCTGTTTTTACTTTATAAACTATATGTTTTCGCCTAAGTAAACGAATAATTCGATTTTTTCCGAAATATAATTCTAACAAACCATCAAGTCCATCCATGCGATATGGTGTGGCACTTAAACCAATCAGATATCTTGGGAAAATACATTGCAAGCTCTTAGATAAACTTTCAGCCATTATTAAATGACAATTATGGACTACAGGTCCATTAAGTCCAGTTTTAGAACAAACAATAAAATTATGATTATTTTCAGTTTCAATATCATATACAAATTTATCTTTGTTAAAACAAGTGTTTACGGATTGAACTTTTAAATATCCGTAATCATGAAAATTTTTATTCCATACATAATTATTTTCTAATTTTATATCCCAATTAACATTATATTTTTCTGATAATTTATTATTTTTATTTTTATGTCGCATACATTTTAATGTTTTTCCATCTAAAGCATGAAAAAATAATATATTACATTTTTTACAAAATTTCCAAATATAATTTCTTATTGTTGTTCTATTTAATCCGTAAGCCTTGTAAGTATTATTTTCAATAAGTAAATGTTTAGGAATAAATTCTTTTCTACTAAATATATCATTTATAGTTTTTTCTTGATCTTCTAACCATTCCTTATATGTATCAACATGTAATTTATATTTTAGGTTATCGTGTATATAAGGAGCAACTAATTTTAAAAATAATTTAACATTATAGTTGTTCAATCTTATAATAGGTTTTTTTTTGTCGTACGATAAAATTGCCTGTATATTAAATTTACTATATAGCATATTAATCAATTTTGATACACATTCACAAGAAAAAGAGTTTGTGTATATTTTGATTTCGTTACCATATTTATTTAAATTTCCATCATCCATATACCAAATTGCTAAACCCCTTTCGTCAATTTCATTCATTATCCAGTCTGGACAATCAGTTTTCTTTTCTAAAAAATTTTTTTCCATATCGAAAAATTTAGTTGTAAAAGAAACAGCAGGTTTCTTTGAGTATCCATTCTCTTTAATTTTATATAATTCATTAATACCAAAGATCGATGCTTTCCAGGAACAATATTGTTCTTGGTTTTTACAATGAGTAATTGTCATTCTGTATCTTCCACTTTTTAATATACGTATATGACCGTCACCTAAATAGCTTCCTAAAATGATTTGTTTCTGATCATCATTTAATGCTCGAGAAATGTCACTATTATTTTTAAATTCAAAAAATGAAACTATCAAATCACCATTTTGTAAATTTGATGCTTCTTTATAACCAGTAGATGACAAAAAACGATGATTTTCAGTGCATTTAATCGTTCTTGTTCCACTACTAAAATGAATTTTAACTATCTTTTTATCTGTTTCTTTTTTTGAAAATGCTAAAACCTTATTGTTTTCAAATTTTTTTGTTTTTTCATTAAAAGTCACAACTATTTGGTCCTTTTTAATTTCACCAATAAAACAATATCCTTTAGGAGTCAAAACTGGTGTGTCATAAGGAAAACATTCATCAACAATACATAAACCAATGTTTCTAAAAAAACTTTTTTTCTTTTTGGAAACATTAGTAGCGTTCATTATAAAAAAATTACAATCATTATCAAAATCACTTTTTGTATTTAGTTTTTGTATTTTAGCAGTAGGACAAAATTTCAAAATTGACTCCTCCCATTGATTTATCAATACAATTTTATTTACTATAATCAATGTTTTTAAACGAATCTCGCATGCTAAATTTATAGACAGTATTGTTTTTCCAAATCCCGTGTGTAAACTGAGAATAATTGACCCAGTTTTCGATAAAATTTTCAATGCTTCTTTTTGAACATTGATTTGTTCATCCCTTAGAGAACCTGTAAACTTTTGAGTCATAACAGGAAATTTTTCTCGTGATCTACGGGGTAAATTTAAATCTATCGCACCATAAGCTAAAGGAACATATAAATAATCGTTGCTATCTAAAAAATAAGATCCTATTTCTTTAATTGGAGCAGATTTATTATATTTATTCGTTGGAATCTTTATAATTAGATCATTGTTGATTTTTTCAATCTGTTCATTAGAGAATTTTGATGCTTTTTCAATTAAAGACATTAATTAAATTAGATTTATATTATTATATTGTTTTTGTTCTTAAATAATCAATTTTTAAATCAATGTAAAATCTGATAGAATAAGACTACTTGCTTCTTTGAATAATAAAACAATACAATCTTTTTTAAATACAGGTGCAATTTTGAAATTATTATATGGGTAAGAATTTATTATATTTAAATAATCCTTCTTTATCAAAAGAGGAATATCATTCAAGTCATCAAATATTTTAACATTATATATATTTTTTCCTTTAATAATTAAATGTATATGATGTAAATTTATCGAAAAACAAAGATTATATATAAAATTAGCCATTTTTTCTGTTAAATTTTTAATTTCAATGTAATTACTATGTTTCTCTGAATTTATATCGATAATTCCAGCTAAAAGTTGTCTTCTAATATTCATGCTATTTTTAATGTAAATTTCAGGAATATTCTTTTCAACTAAGAAATCATAGTATTCATCAGATATTTTTTCACTGACAAATATTTTCGAAATTACAATAGATTTTGTATAATTGTCTGTAAAGTATCGCAATTTCAATTTATTTATAGATTCTTTGATTCTATCTTTTATTGAAATATCATCATGATAATTTATTTTTAAAGACAAATTATCATTTCCTCCTATAAATAAACCTATAAAATACGGATCAATGTAAACGTCGATTTCAAAGTAATCTATTGATGATTTTTTTATTGAAATATATTGTTTTTGGTTGTCATCTAAGGTGCTAAATAAATTTACATCCATCAAATCATATTGCAAAGTTATATGATTGAAAACTATAAATTGATTATGATCACTTATTAGAAAACTATTTCCATATCTTGGAATAATCCTATAAAAATTTGTTTCAGATGAATATTTTTTAAAAACAACGTTGCAATGTGATGATCCTAATAAAACATCATTTTCTTCAATATCACTTACTTTTTTAACATTACCATCACTTGTAATAATTTCAGAATCTGGATGTAATAAAAACTTGATTATTTCATCTTCTTCTCCACCATCATCATTCTTTTCTTCCATGTTTTTTATTTATTAAAAAAAAAATAATAATATTTTTCTACTTAAAAAAATTGCAATAAATAAAAAAGACATAGAATGAATTTTATAATAATTTTGATAATTTCAATATTTATATTTTTGGTATTCTATTATTTTAATTTTTATCGATATTTTCAAATAAAATATAATTCAAACAACTTATCGGATTATATTAAAAAGTACGCAACAATAAAAAAAATAAAATGTGATTCTAAAATTATCGTTTCAATTTCATGTAGGCCAAATAATGTTCATTGTTTGAAACCACTTTTAATTTCTCTATTAAATCAAACTGTGAAAATAGATCAAATAGCTTTAAATATTCCATATAAAACAAACGATGGTATGAAATACAACATAGATGAAGAATTTGAAAAAGTTGTAAATATTTATCAAAGTGGTGATGATTATGATGAAGAAAATAATATTATTCCAACTTTATTAAGAGAGGGTGACTACGGAACTATAATAATTTCTCTGAATGAAAATGTTATTTATGGAGAGACTTTTTTAGAATCTTTATTGAATAAATCTTTTGAAAATAATAACTGTGCTATATTTTTTAACGAAGGAATGTTAGTAAAGCCTGAATTTTTTAATAAAAATATTTTGTATAAAGATAAAATTTCGAATGTAAAAAAATATATAAAATCAAATGTTATAAATTTTGAATATTATGAAAATTATAATATATAAATAAAATATAAAAAAAAACAGTAATGACAACAAAAAGATTTTTATTTATTGGAGATTCAAATACTGGAAAATCTTGTATTATTCATAAATTTATAAACAATGAATTTAACCATCGCTTACAACCAACTATATGTTTGGATTTCAAAATAAAAAAAATGGAAGAAAATATAAAACTTCACATATGGGAAATTACATCTATTAAAGATTGTTTAATATATTTTAAAAATACTAATGGTATTTTTATTACATTTGATGTAACTGATAGAAAATCATTCAATAATTTACCTGAATATATTAAATTTATAAGGACTGAAATATATAAAAATTTACCTCCTATTTTTATAGTAGGAACTAAAATTGATTTGAAAGATAAACGAATGGTGTCTTTTGAAGAAGCCAATATATTTTCAAAATCTGAAAATTTTTCTTATCTAGAAGTTTCTTCCAAAGAACAAGATGAAAGTGTTTCTAAGTTATTTAATGAAATGATAATTTCTCAAAAGAATAATACTACTACTATCATTGACGATGAAAAACAAAAAAATAAAAGAAAGAAAAGGAAAAAGAGATGTATTATATCTTAAATATATAGGAAAATTATAATTTAACCAACCAGTTATATAGTTCCAATCTTTTTGAGTTACTGATTTAGTAAAGGAGATTTTTTTTTTGATATATTTTTCTTTTTAATTTTTGACGATTTCATTTATTTTTTGTAAAAAATAATAAGAAAAAAATATTTTTTTTTTTAAATGATGTTATTATATAAATAAAAAAAATGGATGGATCAAGACCAGTTACTATGCGCGATTCTTTTAATGTTCCTATCTTTGAAGGAAATAAAGTTTTTGTGAGAAGTTCTTATTATTACCCCACCGATTATACAGGTAAAGTTCAAAATATTAGTATTGAAAGATCAGGTGGAAGAACATTTGCTGAATTACAAATTAAAAGTAAAGGGAAAATTCATAATATTGACATTGGATTAAATAATGAATTAACACCTTATAATAGAAATTATACATATCCAACGGTTATTGTTCAAAATCTTTCCGTGAATGAAAGAAAATTAGGTACTACCATTATGCAACGTTTAGATAGTCCTATTCGTCGCTCAAGAAGTCGTTCAAGAAGTCGTTCAAGAAGTCGTTCAAGAAGTCGCTCAAGAAGTCCAAGAAGGAAAAGTCGCTCAAGAAGTCCAAGAAGAAGAAGTCGTTCAAGAAGTCCTAATCCTGCAGATATTTAAGTTATATAAAAAATAAAATACAAATAATAATTTTATATTTTTTTAATCTTGTTAAAAAAAAAATGTCGTACACTTCAAAATTTATAAATGATAAACTATCAAATCTAATACTTCAAAAAATTTCGTCATGTGGTTCTTTAAAATTCAACGAATGTGTTAATAATAACACAGAATATAAAAATAATCTTATTTCAGAATTAAGAAATGAATTTTTCAAATATCAAAAAATAGAAGATATAGATAAAAATCCTGATGATAATAATGAATTACTATATTTATTAAATAATATATTTTCTAATATCATTTTAAGTGATATTTTCAAAGAAATTTCGGATAAAATTGATGGTAGTAATGATATGAAAGTATTAATTACCAATTCTGTTTATAAAATAAATAATGAAAATAAAAAATTACAAGATGCAATTGCTTCTTATGACAAAAAAATAAAATCAAATACATTTTTAATATTATCAATTTTAGGAATAGTTATTGGATTTTTAATAGTCGCGGCGGGATTATATATAAATTATATTAATAAAAAAAATAAAATTGAACCGCAAACAGTAAGAAGAAGATAATAATGTATTTTTATCATATTATAGAATCTTTTTGAAATGAAATAAAATTTTTATTTTTATCATATAAGGAATACTGTTTTAATTGTTTCATACAAATTTTAAAAAAATATTTTGAATTTAGTTCTGTAATTACTGAATTATAAAATAATTTATAAGGATTGAAAAAAGAAAAAATATTATTTATTGTATTATCTGGTAAATGAAACAACAACATGTTTTTTATAGAAGATATTTTTTTTTTCATATTAAAATATAATTAAATCTAATTATGTTTTAAGATATATTTTTAAGATTTTTTTTTTAATTTTAAATGAAATAAAAATGGATTTTTCTCATAGAGATGATGGTAAATACAATGAAGATTTATCATCGTCAGAATCAAAATACAGTGAAGATAATTTTTGTAAAATTAAAAGAATAACATGTAAATCCGTTTTATATGTAATTGCAGTTATCTCGAATCCTGCTAGATTTGCGCGTAGATATGAATTATTTGTAGAATTCTGTGAAAGAATGATGTTAGAAGAAAAAGTAAAACTAATTACCGTTGAATTACAACAAGGATGTAGAGAATTTGTAACAAATTCTACGATAAAATTACGAACCACTGATGAAATTTGGTATAAAGAAAATTTAATCAACATTGCCGCATCCCATCTTCCAAGTGATTGGGAATATATGGCTTGGATTGATGCTGACATTGAATTTCAAAATAAAAAATGGGCTTCTGAGACTATAGAATTACTTCAAACTTATAAGGTATTACAATTATTTTCACATGCAATTGATTTAGGTCCAAAACAAGAAACATTACAAGTGCATAGTGGCTTTGTTTATCAATATTGTAATGGAGAAGTGTGGAGCCTACCTAATAAATACAATAAACTTTGGCACCCGGGATATGCTTGGGCAATTACTAGAAAAGCTTATGATGATATAGGAGGATTATTAGATTTTGGAATTTTAGGAGCGGGAGATCATCATATGAGTTTAAGTTTCATTGGTCTAGTAAATAAAACATTGAATAAAAATTTACATGAACATTATAAATTACTTTGTAATATATTTCAGGAAAGATGTGAAAAGAAAATAAAGAGGAATATTGGATTTTTACACGGAACTATTTTACATCATTTCCATGGATGTAAAACTGATAGAAAATATGTTGATAGATGGGAAATTTTGGTAAGTAACAAATACGACCCGTTAAGAGATATCGTAAAAAATAGTTCTGGATTATATCGTTTAACTGATGAGAAAATTAAATTACGAGATGATATTATAAATTATTTTAGACAGAGAAATGAAGATTTTAAACGACTCACATGCGATTACAAATACGTAAAAAAGGACTACATGTAAAATTATTAAAAAAAAAGATATGTGAATTTATATATAAAAAAAATTCAAATAGGTTATTATCATAATTATTTTTTTGAAATTTTCCTGACTGACTTTTTATTAATTATTATCGACTTTATTTTTTTTTTCCTAATTGACTTCTTCTTTTATCTTTTTACAGTCGAATTTTCAAGAAATTAAACTTGATATTAAGTTCAATTCTTGATCTTGTGTTATTTAGTTACCTTTTAAAGGTAACTAAACATTCAATTCTTTTGTAATATTAATTTATTAAAAACACCAATCATGTAGGGTACCTATGGACTTTTTTTTTACTTGATTGAATTTAAAAATAAACGGTTGTAATATTTTTCCAGAAAATCCGTCAGTAGTGCATAATTACTAAATTTTTAGATCTTGATTCTAGGAAAAATATGACTAAATTCAACTATTTTTACAAACTAGCCGGATGAATAAATTCAAAGATATCATCTTTAATATGATTTCTACTTTTTTCATAAAAAGTAATCCCGATTGTATATAATAAATAAATAGTTAGTAAAAACAAAGCTATTAAATCAAAATATTTCATTTATTATAACTAAAACTAATTTTTTTTATATACTTTTTGAAACAACTTACTAACTTTTTTTTTACTTATTTTTTTCTAATTGACTTTGATTTTTTTTTTCTAATTGACTTATTTGATATTTTTTTTCTAATTGACTTCTTTGATCTTTTTTTTCTAATTGACTTATTTGATCTTTTTTTTCTAATTGACTTCTTTGATCTTTTTTTTCTAATTGACTTCTTTGATCTTTTTTTCCTAATTGACTTCTTTGATCTTTTTACTATTTTTCTCGAAAATCCATCATTCATATATTTGTAATTAGAATCGCATAATTGCCAAATTTTTAGTACTTGATTGAAACAAACTTTGAAATATATATAGTATTCTTGTTTATTTATAGGATTAGGATAACTATGACTATGACTAAATATTTTGCCTATTTTTTCTAATATTTCATCATTACTACTTTCTTTTTTAAAAAATGATTCTATCATGTATATAAGTGCTTCAGATAAAAATATTATATTATTTTCAAATGTTTTTTTGTCTTGAAAAGAATATGACAGATGTTTATTAAATGAATCTTCCATTGCTTTAACGTCACGAAAAAATGGAAGAAAATGTTCTGCAAATATTTTTTCATAATGACTAAGATCTTGATCTTTGAAACTTGTTATTGAATGTTGTTCGGACTTTCGTCCTACTTTACCTTTATCATCTGGAAATAAACCATGTATAGTAATTTTTTCTTTTTTTGATTCATTAAAATTAATTTTCAACTGTAGTGCACCGCAAAATTCATCACATTCATAATTTCCAAAAAATGCATATGAACTTCTATTTTCAATTTTAAGTTTATTATTTACGTCTACTATATTTTTTTTATTTTTTTCTTCTTTTTCAAGGTCAAGGATTTTTGCATCGTATAATTTTTCCAAATTTTTTAAAGAAGAAGATATTGCGGTTTTTTCATCAAAGGAAATATCAATCTCTTTTTTCATTGAATTCACATATGTTTTCAATTCAAGAATTAAGTCTGAAATTTTTTTATCAACATTTTGTATATTATCGTTGTTAGATTTATATTCATAATATTTTGATATTGTATGTAGGAAATTTGTTTTTATTAACTCCATTCTTTTTCTTATAAATTCTTCTTCTTCTTCTTTTTCTTTTTTCTGCCTTTCTTCTTCTTCTTTTTTCTGCCTTTCTTTTTTCTGCCTTTCTTCTTTTTTCTGCCTTTCTTTTTTCTGCCTTTCTTCTTTTTTCTGCCTTTCTTCTTCTTCTTCTTCTTTTTCTTTTTCTTCTTTTTCTTTTTTCTGCCTTTCTTTTTTCTGCCTTTCTTCTTCTTTCTGCCTTTCTTTTTCTT